CATCTGATAAATCCATTCGTGGATTTAGCATTTAGGTGGGTTTCCAATAATGGTCCTGAATGGGCAGTCTCTAGGTTTAAAAGCCTAAAGGTTGACTTCATTCGTCGCAAGGCAGGTCTCCCTTCGGAAACCACGTGGGTTCGTAAGAACAAGCGCGGTTTGCCTTATGGCGTCCTTGGATCTGTTGTGAAATGGTCGTTAGATTGTAATTCTCGCAAAGGATCTCGCAAGAGATTTAATGCAGTATTACAAGCTCTCAACATTGCTACGTTATTTACTTCAAACTCTTTGCTTAAAGCTCAGAGAGAAAAGTTCTTGAACGGAGTTAATTGTGATGCTCCCCTCGGTTTATCTGAGGAATTCATCACTTCATTTCAGAACACTGTGAAGCGGGTAATCCCGCTTCAGACCGTACAACGTGGTGGTAACTCACTCTTGGAATACACTGGTTCTACCCAGAAATGGGCTCCCCAATGGCACAAGGATGAGCGAGTTCGCCAATCCGATAACATACTTTCAGAAATGGAGTATGCATCTGGGCAGGAAAACTACCTTTTTGCTTGGGAACACTACGAGCTTTACGCTCCTGTGGTCGCTGGCATCAAGGGTCCACTCGTTCGATTGGAAGTACAACCTGATAACAAGTTGTATGGAGGTGAAGTTCACTTCCTACAGGAACCTGGTTTGAAGCTGCGAGCAATCGCATCTCCTTATAGGATTCATCAACTTGCCCTAAAGCCCCTGCAACACGCCATCGCTGGTGTGGTTCAGAGACTTCCATGGGATTGTACTTTTGACCAATCAAAAGCTATACCGTGGATTCAATTAGCTTTAGAAGCTAATAAGACAGTACATTCCGTAGATTTAACAGGTGCCACAGATTATTTCCCTTTGGGGTTACAATCAGTTGCTCTGCGCTCGATCTTCGGCGACATCAAAGACATAAAGTTATTCGAAGAGATATCTCGGCTTCCTTTTAAATCGGAAATCGGTGATATACAATGGAAACGTGGGCAACCCTTAGGTTTAAGACCTAGCTTTGCTGCGTTTACACTGACTCATGGTTTGCTACTTTTCTTTCTGAGCAGAAAGAAAGGCTACTCTCATGACTTCTTCGTTGTCGGTGATGACGTTGTAATCCTGGATGACAAATTATTTCAAGATTATCTTGAAATCTTAGACACTCTCAAGTGTCCATGGTCTCCCCAGAAGTCCCTTTCGTCAAACCTCCTTTCGGAGTTTGCTGGTAAGGTGATTACAAAAGATGCTGTACTACCTTCTTACAAATGGAGAAAGATGTCGAACGACAACTTTCTTGACATATGTAGGAATCTTGGTCCTCGATCTGATGTGCTTTTAACAAAAGCACAGAAGAAGGTATATGATGCTGTGAAGCATCTCCTTCTGCCGGTCGGTTGCAATTTATCTTATCCAGGGTCAAACCTGACTAAGATGTATATTGAAACTGAACGGTTTCTGCGCAAGTGTGAAAAGCGCGTAATGAGGTCACTTGTTGATCTCACTCGTGTGATTCATAAGAATTCTTATGGATCTCACACACCTTATGCACTCGACACTGAGAAGGTCGATAGCATACGGCTCACTTTCGACGAGAAAGTGAATAACGTATTCAGACAGACAATCTTCGCACGCTGTGAAGCAATGTGGAGATGTGTAGCTGAAATACCCGAGGCTCTCGGTTTATCACCGAGATTACCTCCTGAATCGTGTGAACCCTCACGGGTTTCTACTCTTCAGCGGTATGAGAGACGGTTGGCAACTTTCGAAGCCTAATGCCTCTCG